ACAAACAATGATTGCTCTAGCAGGACTACTTGAAATTGGCGGCAAGCTGATTGACAAACTCATCCCAGACCCAACGGCCAAGGCTAAGGCACAGCTTGAACTGGCAGCGCTTGTGCAAAGCGGTGAGCTGGCAAAGATGGCCAATGAAACCGACCTCTACAAGACGGAGCAGACCAACGTAACAACACGCTGGACGGCTGACATGTCGTCAGACTCTTGGCTGTCTAAGAACATCCGACCAATGGCTCTAATCGCTATTTTTACAGGTTACTTTACGTTTGCCATGATGTCTGCTTTTGGATATAACGCCAATGAGTCCTATGTGCAGCTTTTGGGTAGCTGGGGGATGCTAGTATTTGGCGCATACTTTGGCTCGCGCAGCATTGAAAAAATTGCAGAGATACGAGCAAGAAAATGAAAAATTGCACCAAATGCATGGTTGACAAAGCCTTTTCTTTGTTTAGTACAAACAAGAAATCACGAGACGGTCTCCATAGCTGGTGTAGGCCTTGCGTAAATGCGCAGCGAGTAGAAAAACGTGATGTGTATGCCAAAGCCGCAAAAGTTTGGGTTCAAAACAATTTAGAACATGTACAAACTCTTTTTAAGGCTAGGGCGGCGACTCCTGAATATAAGAAGATGAAGGCGCTTTCCGATAAAAAGTACCGAGATACGCAAGGTGCGGCGTTAAAGTTAAAGAAGCAGAATTACTATGCAGACAAACAGCATTTAAGACGGGCTGAATATACCCGCAACAAACAGGGTTACATTGCCAGAGCTTACCAGCGGCTGTACAAAATTAAAAGTCTAACCCCAGCAAACGCTGACAAAACCAAAATCCAATGGTTTTATGCTGAAGCGCAACGTCAAACAGACTTGCTGGGTATAAAACATGAAGTTGACCATATTTTTCCAATCTGTAAGGGCGGTCTTCATCACCAGGATAATTTGCAGGTTCTGCCTTGGTTGGCTAATAGAAAAAAAGGCGGCAGAACGCTTGAAAAAATCATTGACATGAAAGCAAAGAAATAATCTGGGGTACGTTATGTCGTTCTGGCTACCTGTTGTTTTTATTTGTCTCAGTGGCGGCAATTGCGGGTTTGCCAACGGCAGCTTAACAGCGACAGCCAGCCAGTGCGAGAAGACGAATTACGGGGTCAGACATAAGCTGGCCACAGACCTGGATGTTGCAAGTTTTAAACTTGTCTGCATAGAAATAAAGAAAGACGATTTTATATGAAGCTGTCGGCAAACTTCTCGCTGAACGAACTCACTAAGTCTGAGGCGGCAACTCGCAACGGCATATTTAACACCCCATCTGCGCTGGTCATTGAAAAGCTGCAAGCGTTGACTGACAACATCCTGCAACCCTTGCGCGATAAATTTGGCGCAGTCATTGTTACAAGCGGCTACCGTTCGCCAGAGGTAAATAAAGCGATTGGTGGCAGCACAACCTCGCATCACTGCTTTGGCTACGCAGCCGATTTTGAGGTGCTTGGCAAGGATAACCGCGAGTTGGCTATATACATCCGAGACTCGCTAACTTATACCCAACTGATACTTGAGTTTTATAACGGCGAGCCGGATTCAGGATGGGTTCACTGTTCTTATGACGCGGCAGACCTAAAGTGCCAGACTCTTACTGCGCGGCGGGTTAACGGCCGCACTCAATACTCTAACGGGATTCTTTGACCGACCTGCAACGACCACTTCTTTTGTTGAAAAGAGGTGACCGTTGGCGCACACGTAACGCCGGTATGTCGACCCATTTGCACGCTGGCGAGTCTCTTTGACCTCGCACCATCCATTGCATTCTGGGCAGTTCATAAAGCAATTTCCAGCCAGCGGGCAATGCGTTGCCACAGCGTCTTTGGTTTGGCCAATAACGCTGTCTGCAAGAGCATCATGTCACGGCCAATATCCGCAGGTCGTACTGGTTGCGTGTAGTGCAGGCCAATCCGCACCTTGCCTGTGTTGTAAATCATTTCACAAGCACCTTTCGGCCATCGCGGTAGTGCAGCCACCTGCCAACGCGAGACGGGAAAGCTAGGTTTTCCTCGCTGCCAGCACGAACCGGAGTTGAGCTAAAGTCCCGTGGCTCAAGCGTGGATTTAAAGTTGCCAGTGTAGCGTGTCGGGTTTACGTTTCCATTAGTGCTCATTTGCTCAACTCCAAAACAATCAAACCCGCAATAGTAACGGCTATCGCGACCACTGCACCCAGCTCAAACCATGAGCCTACACCTAGTGTTTTTAGTAAATTATTCATTTCTGTCTTTCTCAACGTCATGTTGCTCACTTTCCCAGTCTTCACGCTCTTGACGAGCCTCTAAGAATTCCTCATATTCATCTTGGCTTTCAAAATCCATTTTTCTCTCCTAGTGAGGCCGAAGCCCCATTGTTTTATGCGTATGTTGCAATTATTGTTGTGGCTTTTTCAGTTGCCTCCGCCCAGTTTGGGACGTATTTAAACGAGTAACGTTGCATTTCTTGGGCTTGGTACTTACCTTTGTAGCCGCGTGCAAAGGTAAAAGTGCGCTCTTTGTTGTCGCGGGTAATTTTTACCCATTGGCAATCACTACGAATAGTGCGGTCTGTAAATTGTGTCATTTTGCTTTCTCCTGTTTGTTTATCTTGTGTTTATTTTATACACAAAGACAGGCCAAACAGGAGGTTTATTAAGTTATTTTTCTAGGTGTTTACCCTATTGCTTTTTTGAGCAAAAACACGATTTGAGCAGTCAACGAGCGCTCATTTTGCTTTGCCAGGGAAACCAGCTTGGTGTGAAGTGGTTTTGGTACGCGCAAACTGACGTACTCTTTAAGTTCTTTTTCCATTATTTACTCCTATTGAAACCAGATTAAAGTGCCATGAACCCAGGCGATGGGGAAAAGTAGCGCACCCGCTATCAGAAAACCCCATGACCCGTCTTGCAGGCAGGTAATGATGTGTGTTAGCCAAGCGGATATTATCCAGCCGACAAATGTTATGCCAAATAAACTATCCATTTAATCCTTCTCCATTTTCTTTATGCCATGCTGAGTGGCACTTGCAACACAAAAACCTAACATCTAACGGTTTTGAGTAGTCATCGTGATGTTTATCAAGCCTCAAACCGGTAGCCCCACATGATTCGCAATTTTCTTTGACAAGGTGCTTTCTTGTCCTTAAATAATTTCCAACCATTGTTTGGGCTGCTCTTTTTATCAGGTTGCGCTCAATCCATCGTTTTTGTGCATCGCTTTGAGATTTTTTTCCATCCTCACTTTCGGCGTATTGAAGCCTTGATAGAACACGGTTTGGGTTGTTCGCTCTTTGCTTGTCATATTCTCTGTAGTAGTCAAGATTTTTATCCCTGTTTTGCCTTACGTCAGACCTAGCGCAATCTTTGCACTTATTCAAGTGTCCGTCAGCCATCATCTTGTGTTTATAAAACTCAGACAATGGCTTATCGACTTCACACTTAAAACATTTTTTAGAATCACACATGACCATACCTTGTGCTGTTGATATGGCCCATTATAGTATGATTCTAATTAAAAGGTAAGTCATCCACAAAGTCAGGCTCCACAGGCAGAGCCTGAATCGCCGGTGCTTGACGCGTTGCAGACTGCTGCTGGTCTTTGGGCTGGAAGCTGAACGACATAAACTTAGTGCCGTTTGCGCCTGTCTTTAACCATGCGCTCATCCACATTTCTACGCCACCCACCATGCAAGTGCCTTTGTAGTCTGGGTGGTTTTCTTTTTCTTTGCGGTCATTTTTGAAAAGTGAGCCTGAGTTGTCGCGTTGTTCATATGCCATTTGATTATTCCTTGGTGGTTAAAAAATATTTTGCAAACGTTTTGCCGTTTTGTGTGACGTATTCTGTCTTTATTGACATTCCATTTTTGCGTAACTTATGAATCGCAGCAGCCAGTCTAAAACAGCCGTATTTATTTAAAGCCTGCAACGATGTTATTGACTTGCCAGACATTAAGTCTTTTTGGATTTTATAAATTGCAGTCATAATGCCTCCATTGCCGCTTTGAGCTTGATTACTTTTTTGTTTAACTCCTCAATAAACCTCGTTATTTCCAACTCTATCTCTGCAATAAAAGCATCGTCACGGCCTACGCGCACAACCAACAACTGAGCTTTTTCGGGCATTCGAGGGTCATAGATAACGTAGTCACACCACTTGCGCTGAGTACAAGCCATCTGCATCTGCATTTGAACGTTGTACTTGCTAGCTACCGGATTCTTGTCGTCTGCCCACCTTAACCAAGCCTCTAGTGCGGTGTTGGTGTTCGGGCATTTAATCTCAACCAGGCCACTGTCACCCACCAGTCCATCAGGTGAAGCTCCACAGCCTGCAATTGTCGGATGGAGTATGAAGCCTACTTCGTCAACCAAAACGTCTGTCTTAGCCTCGTATGCTGCGCGTGCAAAAGGCTCTTGCTCATTACCCCATGCCATCGATGCGTTGCTGTAAGACTCCTCGCGCTGGCCGGTAACTAACTCACACACTAATTGCGCCATGTAGTTGACACGGCTGGCTGAGTAACCCGACTGTGTTTTAGCCATGAGGTCAGCTACACGGCTGGCGGTAACTTGGCCTATGCGGTTCGCAAACCATTCTTTTGTGCCTTGTTCGCTCATGCTGACAACTCCTCTTTGCGTTGGTTCTTTGACGCAATAACGTGAGCCTTGGCTGCATCGTCTGCGCCACAAAACTTGATTGCCTCGGTGTAAACGTTCTTCAGGTCATCAAGCGTTTGGGCGTGTGCAACGCTGTTGAGCGCTAAATTCAGGTTTTGCTCGCTGATTTGATTTACAGATTTGCGAGCCAACTTTGCATCAGCCTCTGCCTTTGCCTCCGCTGCTGCCTTTGCCTCCGCTGCTGCTTTCGCTTTGGCTGCTGCATTACCATCGTCGTCTTCTGCTGCTATACCGCAAGCCGCCATGACTGAGTACCGACGGGCATATGTAAGAGCCGAGCCGTAACCCTGCGGGTCTTGCTTGCTAGCAGGCACGTGCAGTTTGCCGCCGCGAAACGTCTCGCCTGATTCATGCAAGAAAACAGTCTCAACTGTCACGCCGGTGCTGTCTTCGCTCGTTTCTTGGTAGAGCGCGATGTTTTGGTCTAGCAAAGCATCGTTAACAGCATCTAAGCAAGCGCCTAAGTCAGCGTATTTGGTGCGGAAGTGCGGGTTTGTTTTATCCTTTAATGCAGGACTAAAGGCACGTTTGGCGGCTACAAAAGCCTTGGCAATTTGCTTCATTTGATTTCTCCTAGTATGCGATTTTAATTTCGTCAAAATCTTCTGCGCCAAGAGTCAACTCCTGGCCGTTGATTAAAATTGTTGTCTGGTTGCCAGACTCCATTAACTCCTCTAGCTCAAGCATTGCGTCGATGTACGCGTCACTGAGCTTGCTGACCAAAGACGCTATTTTTTCAGCGCCTTGGTGGTTTACTGAGTAAAGTTGTTTCATTTTGCTTTCTCCTGTTTGTGTTGCTGACGAGGTTATTTTAACGCAGAAAAAACACGTTTTATCTAGGTGTTTACCCCTATTTACGAAAATACTTTTCCGCACTCACAATTGAGCATGAATACATTAGAAAACTACATTCAAGACCTTGAGGCGCTACTTAGCCGCAAGCCCACAACGGACGAAACGGCTATACACTGGCTACACGCTGTCATTGCTGATGCGACAACTGCGCGATACAAACTAATTTCAGAGCTTTATCCGCCAGGCGGAAATGACTAATAAGAAACGAAAAAAAGCGTTATAATTTATTTTGAGACGGTTTATGAGTTGCGTGTACGAGACGCAGATACCCATAAGCCTTCACAGGCTGACCCCTGAATTTCCGGTGCTCGTACCACTGGTGTTCAGGGGTTTTCTTTTTGGAGTTAGACATGGGCTTGTTTTTAAGGGCTGAGATTGAGACAGAAGTTTATGGCAACGGAGATGGTTTTATAAGGATTTCACAAACTAACGATAAAGGCGAGGATGTTGAAATTTGGTTATCGGCCAACCAGTTTGGGATAATTGTTGAACAAGAAAAGTTTCTTGTAAACGAAGCATTTCGTGGCGTTGATAAAGACAAGCCAGTTGACAATGAAGCAGTTGGAGACGCCTAATGTTTTACTACCAACATCATATTGGAGACTTCATTAAGGATACGGCCAACCTTGATGACCACCAGCTAGCCACATACCTACGGATGATGTGGATTTATTACACAGACGAAACGCCGTTCGATGATGACCCAGAAAGCATTGCGTTCGCAGTGCGTTCGGATGAAAAAACAGTGCGATTGCTCTTAAAGCATTTTTTTGATAAGTCTGTAGACAAGTGGCATCACAACCGCTGCGACCGAGAGATTGATGGCTACAAGCAAAAGAGTGAAAAGGCCAGAGGCAGTGCAAACGCAAGGTGGAGCAATGCGAAGGCTATGCGAACGCATAACGAACGCACTGCGAACGAACCTGTTTTGGATGCTAACCAAGAACCAAAGAACCTAATAACCAAAGAACCAATAATAAAAGATAAGACAGCAACTAGCGTTGCACCGCCTGACGGCGTATCACAGTCAGTTTGGGATGAATTTGTTGCTCACCGCAAACGCAAAAAGGAGACAGTCAGCAAATTGGTTGTTGCTGGAATACAAAAAGAAGCCGATAAGGCTGGCTGGACTTTGGAAGATGCATTGTCTGAAACAGTGATACGTGGCTGGAAGTCTTTTAAGGCTATATG